GTATTTGCGACAAGAATACGTACTTCCGAGTCACCCTGCAGGGGGCCTCCTGTTATAGCATATGTTGCAGTTACCTGGTCGTGGTCCGTAGAAGTAATACTATTAAATTGAAGGCCTGTGTATGTAATTTGTACATTTCCAACAAGGTCGCCCGCAGTAACCACGCGCCCTCCCTCTGCTAAATATTCACAATATACATTGTTAATGCCAAATTTTTCAACCATATTAACCACGCTGGGCGTGGTTGACGGGTCGGCAATATTTGCTGCTGTGCGCATGTAACAAAACTTGTCTGACTGCTCCGCCCCCTCCCGGTTATTAAATACCTCTACCATCTTTGTAAAACTTTTACTTGTATCTATAACTACTGGTATACCCATGCCAGCGGTGCTAAATCCAGATAATAAGCGCGAAAGATCTGCACCTACATCGCCCATCTGTATTTTGTCGTCTGGGGTCGGAAGGGATATAATATGAAATTTGCCCTGTCCCCCCCGTATCGCATCGTACATAACCCCCAGTGTGCAGTAATTTTCATCTGATAGCCGGGCCCGCGGTATACGATTTAAATACGAACAATTTGTTTGTAAATAGTTTAGAGGACTTAGCGGGGCACTAATATCAGCAATCTCTCCCCCGTTGAATCCACCTGCTATTGCCATCGTAAATGCAAACTTTGACCAAAATTTTGTATCGCGGTCGATACCAGAGCGCTCGCAATCAGTAAAATCCTCATCAAGATCGTGTGTATTATCTGCAAGCGCCATAGTAAATGGATTTTGCCAAAGAGCTCCGCGGCCGTCGCCTTCTTCATTAGTAAAATAGTCAAGAGTCGCTTCAGAGATGTCATCCCTGCTTAATTGTATAAAGGAGCTCTTAACGCCCTTGGCGACATCATCATCTGTTTTTGGTCCAATCTCGTTATATGGTATTAGACTAAATTGGCCATTTGCGACAAAGCTCATATATATTACAATTATATTTATTATCTATATCCAAACAAAACAACTGATGCTTAAGTTTATCCCGTCGGCCTATTCCTTGCAAATTAAGTCACATGGGTAAGTCTACACCATACTTCAACAATTCGTCTCTTAGCGCCTTCAGCTGTGTTTCCAATCTGCGAATTTGTGCTTCATATAGATTCGCATCAATCTCCATTTTCGCGCCCGCATGCACATTTTTGCCCGGTAAACATTCAGTCGGATGACCAATCTTTTCCCATGATTTATCCCCTATATTTTGGCAAATCTCCTTATGCGTAAGGCCGGCACCAGCATTTTGACCTTCCAACAAATACCCGCTACCAATTTTTAACATTATGTAATTCTGGTCAGGCGTCAAAGAATCAATAGACAAGACAGCTTCCGCCGGAACAAGTAGTTCTAATTTTTTCACTGCCATTATATAGATATACCATCTTATATTTATATAATTTGTAGGTTACAATTTTATTTGCCATGCTGCAAACGTATTAAAATATTTTAATATATTTATATACCAATGTCCTTTGTATATTTATTAGTATCCAGTAGCGGAGCAACTTATGTTGGCGCAACGGTTGACTTAAATAGACGCCTCCGGCAGCATAATAAGGAAATCACTGGTGGCGCACATGCTACAGGGGCCAAGGTCGCACAAGGTGAAATATGGGTACGAGCGGCGCACGTGTCTGGGTTCCCAGACTGGCAGGCAACGCTTCAATTTGAGTGGCGATGGAAGCACATATCCCGCAAATATCCTGCCAAAATGTACCCATTAGAGAGAAGACTGAAGGCCCTCAAGGAACTCCTATCACTGGAACGCCCCACGAGTAAAGCGAAGGCTTATTCGGAATGGCCGAGCCCACCCGAAGTTCACTGCGAGACAGACGAGGCAACTAAATTCTACAATGCATAAATGGTTATACTAATATGCCGTTAATTTATAAAATTTTAGTTAATAGTAAAATACACTAATTTAAAAAAAAATTGAAATGCTAATGAGCAAGAATCAATACAGCATCAGTTATTACAACAATATTATCACAATCATGTTCACAGTTACTATTGACCACATTCTCATGTTCGCGGGGTGCGTCGTTGCTGCATTCTCAACCGTAATGTTGCACCTTCTTACAAATGACCTTGCGGATAAATTTATATCAAAAGTCACTCAACTAAAAACTACAAATGTTACGCTTGTTACGGAGGTTGAAGAACTCCGTCGCCAAAACATTGGTCTCGCCGAGAAGCTACAGTCTGCGATTGAAAACAGCTATAAGAGCGAGGAACGCGCCATGGAATTACTCATAAAATTTGATGAACTAACAAGTCAGGCCCCTCAGGTAGTCAATTCCCCCGAAGACGACCTTCTTAGGGAAAACTCACAGCTGCAAGTTAGATGCGAAATGCTTGAGAACGAATTGGAGCAATTGCGTGTCAAACCAAGCCGGTTAGTACGGTATACCGCAAATTACCAGGTGTTTTGCGACCCGACCACAACCTCTGATGGCGATGAAAAATAAAATAAAACAAAATAAATAAAAAAATAACCAAATCATAACAAGTCAGGCATAACAAAATAAAAATCTAAAGATTTCTTCGAGTGCGGCGCCTTTGCGCGCGAAGTGTCTTTTTTTTGGTGCCTTTTTTTACGCGACGTTTTAATCCCTTTTCTACAAATTTTTTTATGTCGCCGCCCTGGTCGCACATCTGGTCAATCATGGGTTTATACCAAAACCGAAATTGAGGTCGCATTTTGGCAAGATCATCTACACATATCCAGCGAATTTCGGCCTTTTCAAAAATCTTGGTTGTTTTGAACACCTTTGGCGGCAGGTGTTTTTGCAGGAACCGCTGATTATTGTTATAGTAATGAGGTAACCACTTGTTATATTGGAAGGGGAAAATATGGGTTCTATATGTGCCGTGACCGTCAGTCTTAAGGTCAAGGTTATACGTTCCGTGCGCACGCAACATCTTGAGAATTTCCGCGCTGCTCCCTAAAAAGCCGGTGAATTCCTCGCCGCCCTCTCTTGTCGCGGTGCTAATCAGCGACTCGCTATTGTCGGTTCCGCCGCCAAAGTCAGAGAACCCAGGTGCGGTGTCCTCGTATTTCCCCTCTTTACCAAATAAAAAATACAGTTTTCCTTCATGAATTGTTGCTGGTAATATCCCTCCTCCCATTTAATATAAATAAATATTTTTAATAATAATATTATTTATTTATATGAAGCAACACGCCACCCACAAACATCATCGAACAAGAAAACATAGACAACATCATTCAACAACCAGACGGCATTACAATAAGCAAGCTGAAGACAATAGAGAGATAATAGTAAAAAATAAGACACCCATAAAGGTGCGTAAAGTAAGCAACGAAATCGCGCGACGCATTTCACATGGGTCATATTCCCCAACAATTAATAAGGACTTGGTTACAATGCTCTCAGCCCCGCGCAAGGAGTTATTAGACTGCAACATGGAGGCCGCGTTTAAGCTGACGGAGCCCCTACAAATAGGAATTTCTGATAAATTGCACGGCAAACAGTGTTTCCCTTATTATGCAAAGGAGGCACAGAAGTTCCTGCTGAAAAACCTGGCCGCGGATAAGCATATTGACCCCACTAAAATCATTACCCCGATTCAATCCCAGTCAAATTGCTGGTTTAATGCAATGTTTGTCTCATTTTTTATCAGCGATAAAGGCCGTAAGTTTTTCCATTTTTTGCGGCAACTCATGATTGAAGGTAAGCAACAAGACGGATCGTTTATACCCGACAAGCTTCGCAACGCTTTTGCCCTGCTAAATTTTGGAGTAGACGCATGCCTTACTGGAAACGATTTTGCATACAACATGAACACAAACAGTATTATACATTTGTTATACGAGGCTATCCCAGATTCATACAAACAAACAGACACTTATATCGTTGATGTAAATAAGGCAAGTAATCCGCTACTGTATTATATGGGCATAATCAACTACTTAAACAACCGATCTATTCAAGTACTACCGGTTAGAGACGCAAATGGTAAATGGCAAGAAATGGTCTCCGAATTGGTTTCAAAAATGACACACATGCCACATATAATCGTCTTTGAGATTTTTGAGGAGTCTATCGCCGATTTTAAGAAAAAACCAAGGTCCTTTATGGTGAATAATGCCAAGTACAAGATAGATAGTGCATTAATAAGAGATACGAGTGCGCAACATTTCTGCACAACGGCTACATGCGAGGGTCGTGAAATGGGATATGATGGGGCCAGTTTCCATCGCCTGGTCCCTTTAGAATGGAAACGTAATTTGAACCGCGATATAAGCTGGCAATTTGAGGGGACCAAGAACCCAGATGGTACCCCGCTACAGTGGAATTTTATGAAGAGCTACCAGATGCTCATATATTATCGCGAAAAATAAGCCGGAACGCGTCTATGTATCATGGAGAAACGGTAAGAACGAGAGAATTGGAATAGTTGGGGTTACCTGGATATGAACTATTAACCGCGGGACTAAAATTGTTGTTGTATATGTTTACAACAGTAACTGCATAATTGCCGGCAACAATATTTACCGGAACAACAAATGATATGTTAAATGAGCTATAGAAGGTAATTGGTATATTTGTAAAGACCCCACAATTCACATAAGTGGTTCCATAACACGGTGGGAGAAAATTAAGACCATTAATATAAACTACTGAATATGCCCCTTGATTCACATTATTTGGATTGAGGGTATAAATAATCGGGGCAAAGCTCGGATATGCCTGCTTATAGCGTCTACATCTATTAAGTACAGTTGTGTTGGGTTGAACATCTGGTCCAGGAACTTGTATAAAAGCCATTTATATAGTATACTATTTTTTTCGCGTATAGTATAAATGGGGTATATTAATTGGATTTTTCTTGCATCGTTCGCAAGTTTTGTAATGGCAATTGACATGAATCAACTAAATGTCGGAGTTTGGTTAAGTGGTGCAGCATATTGTGGTAAAGAACACTACAAAACAATGAAGATCGCAGGACCGGCCCAAGGGTTCGTTTATAAGGAGACCCTATATGATGAAAAGACCGACCTACAGGGTTATATAGGAACATTATCCAGCACAAAATCCATTTACATTGTTTTACGTGGGTCGTCCTCAACCATGAATTGGTTGGATGATTTTGAGGTGAAGCAGGTCCCATATACTACATATCCAGAGTGTGGATGTAAGGTCCATTATGGGTTTTACCGTTCTGCCTTGGGGGTAAGTAATAAAACTGTTGAAGTAGTTAAGAGCCTACAGAAAACCTATCCAACATATTCAGTTGTGGTTACTGGCCATTCTTATGGCGCCTCTTGTGGACAGTTAATTGCAATGGAATTAGAGAGAAAGGGCATACATGTCAAGCTTTACGACTACGGGCAGCCGCGTGTCGGCGATAAAAAATACGCAGTATTTGTCAACACGGTGGTAAGCGAGTATTATAGAACCACCCACAATAAGGATTTGGTCCCGCATGTGCCGCCGATAGACGGATTGGGGTACCATCATAGTTGTAGAGAGATATTTGAGGACGCCGGGGGTAAATTAACGTTGTGTAGTGGGACGAACTGTGAAGACCCTAACTGCGCCGACCAATACAGCCTTGCTCATACGAGCACGGAGGACCATTTGTATTATTTGGGACATCGGGTTGCTTGCGATGAAAGCACGACTCGGTAAAACTATAAACCATTCAGGCGATTAATGTGCTTATAGTAGGCGGCATCAATGAATAATGCAAGCAGCATGGGCATTTGCCAACTGCTATAAAACCCTGAATAGGAGGTGTCGCCTAATATTATAGTCGCAACAAAGATGTATGCAGTACCTAATGTTGCAATAAATAAACACAAGACGATTAGTTTTTCCAAGAATTTATGAAGGCGCATATAAACTACACGGCGAAAAAATAATACTACCTTTCAATTACAAGTATCACTTAATATTTGTAATTCAAAACACATTCATTTACGTGTCAATATATAATTCAATGTGTGTTAGACCGCCGCAAAGTCATCAAGTTTTTCTGTAATACGTCCAACTATTTTATTTCTGGCAATGTAATAAATTAAATAGCCCATGCCTATTCCCACTAATGCACCTACGATAACCTGAAATGGCGTGTGATAATTAAACGCCACACGCTGAGAGACTGTTAGTAGCGAGACGGCCAAACAGAAATACAATATATTCATGTTTCTTAGCGATAGATATAAAAATGTGGTCGAATAAAACACCATTTGGGCATGTCCGGAAGGCATCCCAAAGATATCAAACGGTAGCCCACTTTTAAATACAAACCGTCTTCCATGAGTGAGCGCCAAATTAAACCTGCCCGTATCCTCAGATGGTCTTGGCATTTGTAGTAACCCCTTCAACACTAAATTTACAAGAGCGCTTATTAGGAACCCAATAATATAATAAAAGAACAGGTTTTTCTTATTCCACAAAAGATATATGGGCAAAACCCCTAATATTGCAGGGCCGAATGTTTCGACCTCGTGGAATAAGTCCGTAAATACGTCCATAATATATTGGGATATTTTAATATTTTAATACTGATACAAACACTCGCAAACAAGAGTAAAACACCAGTCGCTGCCATTTAAATTCAATACGTTCCCCTTATCATCCAGCAATTTCACGGCCATTCTATCTATATTAACGGGTCCAAAGTATGTCCGCGAACTATCCTGCAGCGATCCGCTATATTCAACCAACAAAGAGCCGGTTGGAACACCGCTTGAGGTTTTAATGGGTATAATGGCCAAAATATCTGAGGTCGTCGGGGCAGTGGCCAAGTATTTCGTCAGGTTGTTATTTTGCTTGTTTATTTCATTTATGGTGTAAAGTTGCGCCTGGGTGAGCGTGCGCGGAGCACTTGGTAGGACAACCTGTGTGGGCGTATAGTCATTCTCATATTTTCCCGCAATTAAAAGCCCATTCGGCGGCTGCGAGTCTACTACAGAAAGGAACGTTTCCTCGTCAACGAGCTCGGTTAAATTACCGCTTTGTTGTGGTGTCGGTCGAACACATGTAGACGGCAAATCGGGCGAGTAATAGGACGGTATTTTTAGATTATTTGAATACTGTGAAATAGATACAAGACTGTTATTTACATGGTTCTGGTTATAGTCATCCAGGACGAGTATCAAATATTTAACTCCGTTTAGATCTAAAACGGCCGAGGCTGTGTTCCCGTTCGGGTCAACATTAATATACGGCAATCTATATCCCATAAGCCAACCAAGTGTGTTATTAAAAAAATGGTTGGCACTGCTTCTGCACGACGAATTACACTGTAGCGCCCCAGTAAAATCATAAAACAAAACCCGCGTGGCCGAGGTGATAGTAAATGCTGGGGCTGGGGTGTGCAAACCACCATTTAAGTTCAACGTAATAATACCGCTATTCGCGTTATAACTAACCGGGCTATTAACCGGAACCGTTGCTGCAAACGTAAACCCTGCATCCAAAAAGGATTGGTTTAATTGGGCTTTAAACTCTAATTGAGTATAATTACCCGGGGGAACCGACACAGGGACGGCATTGCCGCCTTCATCTAATATCCACAAACACGTATTACCATATGCAGTATCAATCGTGTACCAACTAAACGGGATTTGATAAGAGTACAAACTTAATTTCAGCGTATTCTTGAGAGTGTCAGATAAATCTAATGTATAGTCGGTTGCAGTAGAATCCGCGCCATTGGTATATTGTCTAAATTGACTATCAATATTCACAAACCGGTTGATGGTGTTTTTTAAATTGGGGTTTAGCGAGTCCTGCTTTACGGGTAGTGAAAACGTGTCCGTCGTAGCAATCTGTTCGCGCTTCATAGGCGCATGTTGATTCCCAAACACCCCCACCTTTTGTTGTCTTTGAGTAATCTTGTTCGTCTGATTTTGGTCGGACTGAGTAAGATTTTCATTTTCATACCAATCAGTTATTTGTTTGTCGCCCTTTGAATATACCGCCTCATTAGACATGTTCCCAAACCCTTCAATCGAGGCCCCTCTTGATTCAACATGAATTTTCTCATCGTCATCATAATCGTCTTCGTCGTCCGACGCGGCATTTAATCCCTGCTCATACTGTAAAAGTTGACTCTGGACACCCTTAAAAAAAACAGACAGGCGCGGGTTCTTCACCTTAAACTGACTAATTAATTTGTTGGTCCTGGCCATTATCGCCTCTTCATTAATGTCGTCATTTTCAATACCAACTATAGTAAGTAATTCAGATAATGTATAATTGCCGACGTTCGTATCAATATCTGTCATATGATTATTATAGATATTGTTTTTAATAAAAAATACATTAATATTTAGTTCTCTTTTTTCAGTGCCATTTTTTAAGCAACATTTTCCGTATTAATTATTACGTCGTCATTTGTTCTAAGTTTCTCTATAAAATGATGCAGGAATAGCTGTCGTATTTCTTTCTTTATGTTGATCCCTTCGCATACGTCGCGCGTCAACGCTGTTTGCGGGATACGCGTTAGCCCCGCTCCTCGTTTTGAATGCATATAACCAGTAAATAATATCACATCCAATGCGTAAACAAGCGGCGAATTGTATTCTTCAATCATATCGCGATCCATGT